ATATACAGACTCAGTGTCTGGAATACCTTCCTCCATTTGCACGCTACCAGGACAGGTGGCCCACCTACTGGCACCACTAGCACTAAGCTTTGCATGAGCCCTTTCTTTGTGATTAATTTCAGTCATTAGATAGCCGCTCCTAATTCTCTTAATCTTAGTGCAAAAGCTCCATATTGGTCAACAGGTAATGTTGTAAGGGCTAATGAGTTAAACTCTTGTAATAATCCTTGTAAAAGTTGAATTTTACCAGCTTGAACTAAAGTGCTTGATGCACGTTGTAAGTCTTCTAATGTATAAGTTTTTTCAGCAACAGGTACTGCAGTTTGTACAGGCTGTTGAACTGGTACTGTTTGCTGAACAGTTTGTGATGGTACTGTTTGTTGAGTTGGTACTGTTTGCACAGGTTGTTGAGTTGGTAATTGAGTTTGTTGCACAGGAGAATCTTTAAAAGCCTCCACATTAACGGCTACATTCTCAACTGCATTTCCATATCTTGCTACAATTTCATCTAATAAAAGGATATCCTCCTTATTTGTGATTAACACATTTGCATTTACTATTAATTTCATTTTTTAATCTCCTATTTTAAATCTTTTAATAATCTTCTACCTTCTTGAATATACTGAATTTTTATATTGTGATCTGTACATTCTTGAATATTTTCTATAACAACATCAACTAATTTTTTCAAATATCCTCTTCTTGAGAACTCCTCTGAAGTATGGTTATAATCTTTCAAAAATGCTATACTTTCCAAAGCTGTATATTTACCATCTTCAATTAAAATTTCACCATTATTTTTTAATCTGTTTAAAGGCATTCTCATTTTGTCGTATGGAAAACCTAAATTATTAATTAGTTCATATTTTGAACATCCAGGATTAGTGTATATATAATTTCTAATCGCTTGAGTTAAATTAATTCCAGTATTCTTCCTCATTCTTAAAATCCTCCATTTCAAATACTTTGTTGTCAAATATATCTTGTGCTTCTCTAATTTTTCTACGTTCTAATGAATCGAACACTCCAAAATCAACACAATCAGACATTTTATTACTTGTGAATTTTAAATCCTCTATTTCGTCTGAAAATCGTTTATTCTTCATTTTCTTCATCTCCTAATTTATTGATAAAATCAGATATAACAGACATGAATATCTCTCCTCCATCTATCATTACACAACTTATATTTCTATCTTTTAAAAACTCTTTCTCTTGAGGCGTTAATAGAGAATTTAACTTATCAAATACAGCTATCTCTTCTTCTTTTTCGTTTAATAAGTCATTACCTTTTTCATCAAGTAATTTTGCTTTATATTCCTTACCTAAAATAGAACTAAGTAAGAATGCTGCTTCTTGAATTATCTTCTTAATATCAGTTGTTGGTTCATCATGCTTTTTACACAATCTAAAATACCTTTTTCCAATATTTCCGTACCAAAAAGCTTGTTCATGAGTTAAATTAGCATCGTTTAGTAAATCTTTTAATATATACCTTGTTTCAAGCTGTAAACTATCTACTACCATTTCTTTTCCATCTATAATCACAGGAACATTTTTCAGTTCAAACTTGTAATGTTTTGGATTAGGTTTGTTAATATTTTCTATTGTCACTTGATTTTTCCTCCTGTTTGTGTTATTTTAATGTTGTATATTTTTGTAAATAGTCGTTGTTTTAAACGGCTATTTTTTTGTGATTTTTCATCTTAATACCCCTCTTTTTGACGCTGGATATTCACTAATGATTTTTTCTTATAAGCTTCAAATAATTCATCAAAACTGTAATAAATCATTGCGATGTTTAAAATTAATTCAATAGAAAATCCAACTGACTGTTTGTATACTGTGTTATGCACTCGTTTTGAGAACAATTCGCCATGTTCAATCTCATTTCTCATTAATTTAATGTGTTGATTATTATTCCTATTTAACACAGTTTTACATCTATCAATTTCAAAATGTTTCTCATCGTCATTTAATAACGATAATGCGAACGCTAGACAATCAGCTAGTTCATCTAGTTGTTTCTCAACTGGTGTCTTATGCTTTTTCCAAATTTTGAAAAATCCTATAGCGTTGTACCACTCATGGAACTCCTCACTCAAGGCTGTTATTATTTTTTCACGTTGCCATGTTTCCATGTGACTATCTACTTCACGTTGAAGCATTTGTAAATCTATTAATTCTTTGAATAGTTTAAATTTATTCATCTTCTATACTCCTTTCAATTTATTCAAATCAATATCTAATGCATTTGCTAACCTAACGACATAATCAAATTTTAATGTAACGCTTATTCTGTATCTAAAGTTATATATGCACGTTTTTGGAACGCCACTTATTTCAGATAATTCAGTTGGTTTGATTTTTAACTGTTCGATTTTATCGATTAGCAATTCTCTAAATTTCATACTGTATATGTTGTTATTATTTCTACTGACCTTGTATCTAGTCATTTATTTCACCATCTTCAAATGCATACTTACCACGTTCATCTAGTGTATAAAATGGTAATAATGTTGCTCCTAGTAGCAGTGCAAGTATTGTTTGCCACTTAATATTGCTTAAAATGAATACACATACAGCTATCACCGTGCAAGTCCAGTAGTAAGTATTGAATTTTCTTCTTCTTAACTTATTCATAGATTAAGCTCCTTTCTTTAATCGTTTTTCACGTTTTTTGTCAAGTTCTTTTTGATTGATATAATTGTAAAATCTTATTTTGTGGTAAGTAATATTAGTCTCAATCAAGCCTTGCATGAATTCATATGAATTTTCTAGTCCTTCTAATTCATTAATATAAGCATTGAATTTTGGTGTTGACTTATCCATTTTTAAGAACTTCTTTAATTCACTTCTGGTTAACCAATTCTCTGGTTCTTGAATTTTATCTTCATATGCTTTGTACATTTGATCACCTCCTTTATTTGATCCCTAAGAAAATATTAATTTTTTTCTTAACATCATCCGAACCTTTACCATAATTAAATAAATCAGAGATAACAGGCTTACTTACACCTATTCCAAAAGCTAATTTACTTTGATTTAAACCTTGTTTTAAAAGTTCATATTTTACTTGAGTAATCCAGGCTTTTAATTCTGGTGTCATAAAAATACTCCTTTCTTTAAAATTGTTAACTAACATTTCATTAAAACTTTGTTTTTTATTTAATAAGTTTTAAAGTGTAAGCTAACAAAATTAGTTAATTTTCGTTGACTTTTTTATCCTTATAGGTTAAAATATACGTATAACAAATACACTAATCAAATAACAATAAATACATTTTAGCAGGTGATTCTATTGATTATTTTTTTAGTTAATTACTTAACAAAATTATTAGCTTACGAATTATATTTTAACCTTTAGAGATAAAAATGTCAATAGTTTTTATCTTAAAAAGTTAATTTTGTTTTTCGTAACATCATGAAAGGTTGATTTTATAATGATTTACGATAGAATAAAATTTTTAGCAAACAAAAGAAAAATATCTTTAAATCAAATTGAAGAACAAATGGGTTATTCTAAAAATACCCTATATAAGTTAAAATATCAAAAACCAGGAGCTGAACGTCTTGAACAATTAGCTGATTATTTTAACGTTACAACAGATTATTTATTAGGTAGGGAAAAAGCGGAAGAAAATCCAACACAAATGATGTTTAGATTGAATTTAGAAGGTTTCTCTGAAGCTGAGAAAGAAGAAATGAAAGAAGAACTAACAAAATTTTCTGAAATGCTAAAAAATTCCATTAAAATGAAGAAAATTCAAAAATAAACTAAAAAGGAGTAACATGAATATTTATAATATTTCACATACACATTACAATTATATAAAAAATAAAATACTACCTTTTACAACAGCGGTAGCTGATTATTTTAATATAGATATAAAAGAATTAAGACATTACCATTACACTAAATTTTGCCAAGATAAGTTAGATTTTACTTTTACTGAGTATAATTTTAAAAGTAAATTAAACGATGTTTTAGCTGGCACTACATTAAAGCAAGATAATGTTGTAATAATTTGTGTTAATGGCAATATGATTGAATCAAGAAAAAATTTTACAAGAATGCATGAGATAATACATGGAGTTTTTCACGGGAATTCACAATCCAATCAAAACTTTGCTGAATACTTAGATAAAAAACAATATTCCAAAAAAGATATATGGCATGAATTAGAGGCTGATTTTGGTGCTAGTTTACTTATTGCTAACGATGAAGCCTTAGAAGAATGTTTAGATAATAAATTGAATTTTAATGAAATATCCTCTGTTTTAGAATGCAGCAAACAAGCTTTAAGAATAAGATTGATCAATTATTTTTACCATACAATAGAATTACCATACGATAAAACAAAAAAGATAGTTGATGATTATCAATATTTTCATAATAAAGTTTTATTATATGAATACAGTTTATCAAAATTTCATTTATAAGGAGAAAATATATGCAAAATGAAGAAAAACAAGGCTTTTTCGACAAATTAAAAAAAGTTAAAGAAGAAGTTAATAAACAACAAGCTATAAAAATTGAAAAAATACAAGCTGAAGAGAAAGCTAAACAAGAAAGAAAAAATGCTAAATTAGATCAAGAGTTAGAAAAGTTTTCGTTGGATAACATAAATATGGAGACTAAAGAAAGTTTAAGATATGCAACTTCATTAATTAGCAGCAGTGGTAGTGGATTATCAGATTTGTTTTTACCTCCAAAACATTTAGATATGAGAAATAACGAATTATTAAGAGCTTTAACAACTCAGAATTTTATCATAATAAAGCAAAATGACAATGTTGAAAAGCAAAATAATAGGATAATAGAACTATTGGAAGAAATAAGTTCTAAAATAGACAAATAAAAAAAGAGGAGGTTGAGTAAGATTCGCACTCCCCTCCTTCTATTTAAACCACCAATTAAAACATTTTAAAGCTTAGTAATCTTCAAGAAACGTTTGCATATTGACATCGTCTGGCACCAAGGCAAGGTATTTTTCTGCTGTTACACGCGCCTGGTCTCTGTAACCAAATTCTCTTAGAATATATGCATAATCCTGTAAGAATTCAGGATTATCAGCCAAATCTTTAGACAAATCTTGATAAATTTGAAAAGCTTCTTCATCATCATCAAGTGCTTGATAGGCTCTGGCGATATTCCAACGAGCCAAAACAGAATCAACCTCGTAATCAGCTAAAGCTACCAGGTCCTCGTAACGTTCTTCTTCCAAATAGAGAGTACTTAAACGTAAGACAATCTCATCCTGGTCCTCAGCCAATGGCAAGGCTTGCTTCAAAT